CGTTGTCCACCATGAAGGGGCGCTTGTAAACGTCGGCGTAGATGCCAGCCGTGCGCCCTTGGTTGATGCCGTCCTGACCGGGCAGCGGTGTGTCGTACCAGTAACCCTCGCGCACGTTGTACACGACTGCATGTGTACACTCTGTTGCGGTGCCGCGTGGGTAGCACCACCATAGCTCACCGTAGCGGGGGATCTTCATGCCAAAACACTTCTGCCGCGCGTTGAAATTGAGGTTGTCGAAGAAGAAGTTCTGGTTGAAGTTGTTTGGGATCTCGCGTACGACGCCGTTGAACATGTACCAGCGGTCCACTCCCGGCCAGTAGTAAATACCATCCATTTCAATGATGCCCTGTGAACTCAGAACTGTTATTCCACGAGCAATGACGTCGTACGCGAAGGGGGGAGTGCCACCTGTGAAGGTGCCACGAATGAGAGAGTCAAGCGCCCAGAGCAGGATCGCTGGTCCTGTTCCGGAGCCACGTAGCGGCATGCCTTTGACGATCTTCTGCGTGCCGATGTTGATTTCGACGGGTGCAGTCGAAAGGTTGTTGGCCTGCGACTGGATGATGAGTCCGTTGCTGCCGTATGCCCAGATGTACACACCACTGGTCACGACGCCACCACTGACTGGACGATCAGTGCCAGTGTTCCATGCAGCATTCAGACCGACAGTCGTCAGTGGGGTCGTCGCATCGATGGTGTCGATGTAGATGTTGCCGCCCACAGAGTTGTCGATGTTCGCAGCGTTGGGTGCAGCATGAGCCATCAGCACATGATTACCTGTGCCGCTGACATCAGCAAAGATGTCGAACTGCCAGAGGTTATCGACGTTCGTAACAAAGCCTGCAGGCGTGCGATCTGTGAACAGGTTGAGCGTGCCGTTCGACACCTGATACTGACCCAGCGTGTTCGGATGACCGAGGTGCAAGTACTGGATGTTGTCAGCAGAGAAGCTGTGCATGCCGCGCGTGATCTCAGGCACGGTGTCAGTGACCTGTTGGTAGCCACCAATCTTTTTCGGCATGCCACGCTGGAACCGGCACCACTCGCCATCGAGGTAGTGCTCGTTGTCGAAACGCGTACCGTCCCGCTTGATGCCGGGAGCTGACGCGAGACGTGCCGGTTGTTCAGCCATCAATTCAACCTGTACGAGAAGGACCAGCCGCCCAGCAAGCCTTTAAGGTTCGCTGCCGTCCAGCCCGTGGAGCTGTAGTTGTTGGCCGCAGTCGGGTACAAGAACGTCAGCGTTCCAGCACTGTCCATGCGGGTGAGGGCGCTCAGGGAATTCGCGCTGTTATCGAGACAGTTCGAGAATCCTGACACCGTAGCAGCGGGGCGCAGAGCTACAGGAGCACCTGTGATCGTGAACGACGTAGCGTTCGAGGTGCCCAGTGAGCCCGCTTGATCGTAGAGGTAGACGATGCCATCACCCGCCGCGTTCTGGATGATCGTGTAGTCAATCGTTGCATTCACGACACCAGAGACGCCGGTCAACGTACCGTTGTAGGTACCTGTTGTGATCTGAAAATCACTTTCGGTGAGCACACGTTCGTTACCTGCGCCGGTCAACGTGTTGTTGACTTGGAAGCCCCCCGATGCAGGAGGCAGTACGCGTGCGACTTCGACGCTGTCGTTGTACATGATCGGACCAATGTCCGGATCGAGCAGCATCATGGTACGCGTGATGGTCGAACCGTCTTCCGCGATGAAGTTAATGCCCTGCCCGGAAGCGGCGAAGTTCTGGATAGTCAAGACATCGCTGCTGAGGTAACCGATAGTTGCCCTTGACAGATAGGCCGTGCTTCCCAGACGAATGTTCGCATTGTTATTCGCGCTGCCTCGGATAATGGGTCCTACCGACGACAGCTGAGGGAAGCGCATGCCAATGACATTTACCACCGCAGCCGCATTGGTGACGCTGATGTTGATGTCACCATCCGGATGGTTGATCCGGTTCTCGATGCTCATCTCCTCGGAGAAGAGATCCTGACCGATGAACAACGCGATGGTGCCGTCCTGATGCGTGAAGCGCAGCTCACGAGGTTCCGCGTCAGTGTTGCCCGCGCTCTTTAGGTTGACAGCATTCGTGGCAACTGCATCGACTACCTCAGCGCCAGAGTTGAACAGCATCTGCGGCTGCAGCAACGTGCCGAGATCCGACAGCGTCGCTTTGTAGGTCATGTTGTCATCGATATCCTCGAACGCGAAGAAGTCACCTGCTGCGGGCGACGGTGTCGTGTCGAGGTTGTTGATATCGAGGACCAACGTACGATCTGCAGTGAGGTCACCACCACCGGAGAGGCCACTGTTAGCCAGTGTGTTGATCAGGATGCCATCGAACGCAGCGTTCAGGTTCGTACGTGCACCTGCAGCTGTCGTTGCACTCGTGCCGCCCTGACCAATCGTGATCGGGAAGACGACACTGGTCGAAGACACCGCGTTGATCACGTCGGTGGCATCGCAGTAGACGATAGCGCTCTGACCCTGAGGGATGGTCTGACCGGAACCGGCAGCGGTGGTTACCTCAAGGGTGAAGGCCCCCGTGGTCTGATTGTCTACCCAGTACTGCTGCGTTGTGTTCGGGACGATGATGCGCCGGTTGCCGGTCAGAGCACCCGTGAATCGATAGGAGATCCTATCGAGGTTCGCGCCAGAGAGGATGAAGTCACCAGAGCCCGGTACCGGGAGCGACACGAAGTCGAACGCGATGACGGACGATGCCGTCAGGCCGATGGTGTAGAAGTCAGCACCGTCAGTGAAGATGAACGTGCTGCTGTCGGGATCCAGATTGAGGCTTGGACTTCCGTCGATGCTGCCTGCACCGGGCACGACGTTGAGCGTACCGCTGCCTGAGTTGCGCAGCATGAAGAACCAGTTGTTGGCGACGGCTCCGGGCGACGGCAAATTACAGGTGCCTGCTCCGGCTGTGTAGATCAGGCACTTCGCTCGATCACCATCAACCACATTGAAAGGCGTAACTGCCTCGACGTCAGAATCGATGATCTGTTCGAGCAGACCAAAGCCGTCTGCTTGCAGACCTGCGCCAGCCAGTGCAGCTGCCGATGCGAACGTCGTTGCTGCGCCCAGCTGGAAGGCTGACCAGATGCCCGCCTCTGTCGAGTTGTCTGTCAGCACGATGACCCACTGTTGCCCAGTACCGACAAACTGGATAACGCCGCCCGTCGCATCACGCACAGTGAAGTCGTTTGCACCGATGTTGTTGATCGTCGTCTTGTTACCTGTGCTCGCATTGCGTGCATCTGGCATGTCGATGCTCAGTGCCGCAACGGTGGCATCGATGTCGAGGAAGTCTGCGACAACATTGTCACCGGTAATCTGCTGCTCAGTAGGCCACTGCAGAGTGATGTCAACAGCCGTAGTGATCCGCAGGTAGCTCAGCTGCGAAGGGAAGATCAGTTCGCCGCCAAATACGTCAGTGTAAGACATCAGACGTTCTCCCTCGTGACTTGTCTATCGACGATGCGCTTGACGTCTTGTGCCTCAAGAATCGCAACGTCCTTTTCGTAAATCTTTTCCCATGTCGGGATACGTTCGTCGTTCTTTAAAAACGGAGTTGCCTGCAGGAGCGCACCGTGAAGCAGGGCGTTCGGGGCAAAGTCCGTCGTCCAGTTCGTCTGGTTGGTGGCATCCAACAGTGCAGGCAACTCCCAATAGTTCACCTCGAACGGATATGCAAAATCCGCCGAGGGGACGATCAGCCAGTTGTAGTAGTCGTAGTCTGCGTAGAATTTCGGTTCCCCGGTGAGATCCTCATCGGGCCAGTAACGCCGACAGTACTCGTACGAGCGAAGGAACAAGGGGGTGCGTACCTGTTCAGCGCCCACGCCGAAGTTGATGCTGATCGTGTCACGCCAGCGGTTCGGTTTCGGAATAACTGATTGACCGACGCCCATGGTGTCTGTGACGACGCGCACGAAGCCAAGGATCTTCAGTCGGTTCGCCAGCTCCCGCTCTGCAAGGTTGATAAGAGACGGAAGCTGGTCGAACACAGTCGGATCCACAGCTGTACCCCGCTCCAGATAAGCACGGAGGTCATCTAGCAGCGAGTTGAATGTCATCGAAACAGCCATGAGCTACTCCTCGTCACCCTGTAACGGGCGGATCTTCTTCTTCAGGGGGATCCACGGGATCCTCTGCGGGTGAGGGTTCCGGAGCAGGCTCCTCCGTCACCTCGGGTACTTCCGGTTCGGGCTCTTCCTCGGCGAGAAGCTCTTCCTTCGCACGCTGCAAACGCTCGTGCGCATCGTCAGATCTTCGCCGCAGGATGTCCCACTCCGTCCGGGTAGGCGCACGGCCTTCTTTCGCCATGGCTTCGATGGTCTTCGTGAACTCCTTGAGGTCGTCGAGCGCATCGTCACCCTGCGCCAGCAGAGTGCCGAGTATGCCGAGTAGCTCAGAGGCTTGGTTCATGCGCAGACTGGAACCTCCGCCGAGAGCGGGGTTAGCCATGACAGTGCGCAGACCGTTGATTGCGAGTAGTGCTAGTGAGATCGGGTCCATTAGTTTTCGGCTCCTTTGATGTTACGAATAAGTTCATTCACCAGAGGGGCGAGCTGTGTGACCCAATCGTCCAGCCGTTCCGATGCAATGACGAAGCGCTGTTCGCTCGTCTGTCCTGCTTCGAATTCGGCGCGCACGACTAAGAACTCCGTGTAGGCATCCAGCAAGCTGTCCGCCACGGGTTTTGCTCGCTCTTCCGCCTGAATGATTTGTAGTCGCACACTGCGCGGGATGTTCTGCTGCTCAACCAGATCGGCAGCTTTCTCCTGCACAATGACGAACGTACCGTAGGCAGCGTATGCACGCTGCTCGGTGGTCTCTGCCGCCTTGATCGGGTTCGCAGACTGACAGCCTGCGAGCGCGATAGCCCAGAGCAGAATCCACGCGATGCGGTAGTCGAGTTTCCTCATACTGCGCCTCCTCCATCACCCGACTTCGTGACTTTGTTCACCAGACGTCGGGTGCTGATCGCCTGATAGTCCTTGAGAAACGCGACGACTGCGCCGCCGACGATAGATACCCACGCCGACTGTCTGATCGCGTCGAATGTGAGATCTGGGTTCTCCGCGAACAACGTGACGATGCTGCTCGTGAATAGAATGAGTGCTGCAATCAGTGCACCTACGAGAGTGTTAACGTTCATGGCCTTTCCTCCAGCTGTTGATGTACTCCTCTTCCGTCCCCTTGCCGAGGTCGGTGTTGTAGTACTTCTTCCAGTAAGCGGCCTGCCGTTTGAGGTCGCCCGCCTGTGGAAGGGGTTCGCGCACACGCCTGTAATGAACACGGCACATTGCTACCGCATACTTCAGGTTCCAGATCAACTCACGCGGATCCGGTCCCCCAATTTCGAGTATCGCGTGCGATAGCTTGTCGCGATACGCGAGATAATTCTGCCAGATGTCATCGTGCGTAGCGGGCTCCATCTGGACGACGCCCAACGCTGGACCGCTGCCTAGCTGCTTGATGTAAGTGAGTCGTGACTCCTGCAGACATGTACCCAGCACCAGCTCGGAAGCTGCTGTCGAGTACAAGCCGAGATCTTCGAGCGTAGGCTCGATGATGTACTCGATGAACTGCTCGCGGTCGATCATTCGCTCTTCTCTTTTTTGAGTTCTTCTTTCGCCTCGCGCAGAGCCTCGATCTCAATCTCAAGATCTGCAAGGTACTCTGCATCTTCGGCTGTCCAGTCCTGTCCTTGACGTTGCCTAAACCTGAGGGCTGCGATCTCCTTTCGCAGCTTATTGATGTCACGGTCGAGCAGGACAGTGAACGCCCCCTTGATGGGAACGCTCTCCGTCTGCACGACCTGTTTCATGTCGTCTGCAAGCGCCTCGGTGATCAGAGGCTTGCCGATGAACCACAACACGGGGACGAGCACGACCAGTGAAGAGACCGTGCTCGCCAACGTGCTAAGTGAAATCGATTTTGCTTGCTCCGTAGCCATCGATTACTCCTCGGGAGGTTTCTCCTCTGCGCCCTCGCCGTTCGCTGCCGGTGTTTCCACGGGAGCTATAGGCGGAGTCGGGATACCTTCTCCAATATTTTCCGGCGGGACCGGATTTGCCAAAACCACCTCGCCATTAGCGAGGGCATTCAACATCCCTTCCAGAACACTCAAAGCCCCTGATTTGGCGATAGACATGGGGACCAGCAACTCTTCCTGCTGTAGCAGCTTGACGCCTGCAGCCGCAGCCATCTGAACCTGTACGGGTGTCACTTCTTGCTTTGCCATTTTTGTTTTCTCCTTTGCGTTTACGTGATTATCCGAAACCGGTTGCCGTAGTGGCTCACGACTTCGAATCCTGATGATTCGGGTGACTCAGTCTGGTCAGTCCCGAATGCTACAGCAGCTGCTGGGTTACCGTTAGTGATCCAGTACGTCCAGCCGTACCATGAGGATCTCAGCCCAGCGGGGTTCCCACCAAGACCGTTAACGGCACCAGCGTCGATGGTTGCCTTGTCATCCGCGCCAGTGACGACACTGACGAGGTTGTCGATCACGCTGACTGCACCAGCAGCGTTGTTCTGACTCTTGAACCAGTACGCTAGCGTGAGCGACTGGTCGTTGTTGTACTGCGAGTAGCCCGGTGCGGGGAATGCCAAGCCGTAGCTGGAGTCATTTTGTAGCAGCGTGGCTCCTGCGACGTTGCTCACCCCCGTCAGGCCCTTGAGATCGAACGCCGCAATCTGCGCTGTCCAGACACCGGTACCACTCTGTGCTCCTAGAGTGTAATTATCGTTGGCGTCTCCAGTCGCAATGCGCCAGAAGGACGTGATCTGTGGAACCGCTATGATCTGGTTCCATGGACCGGGGTTCTCGGTCGGAGCGGTATTACTGGTGAATGTACCCAACCCTTGCGCAACGAGCAGATCACCTGCTTGATAACCCGGAGGCAGTCCAAGCGCCTGTGATGCGATGCCATCGGTCGGACTGAAGTACCGCGTACCGGCGCTTCGAAACTCGATGAAAGGCCCAGCGGCTCCACCAGTCGGCTGCACGGTCGTACCAGCCGGGAACATGTTGAGGCTCCCGCGCTGATAACGCCGTGGCTTGATGATGCGACTGTTGGAGCGAATGATCATGGTGTGATTCCGGACCCCCACATGATCCACGTGCCTGCCGCAGTACGCTGCACCGTAGCGACGCCGCCCGTGCCTATCGTTGCACTGCCTGCTGCATCCGTAACGGTGCCTGCCGTGCCGTCCAGTACGAACAGAGTGTCGCCCGTGCCCTCAGCTACAGTGATCGTGCCAGAGCCTGCATTCACGATCTGGAACGGCGTGTTGACATCGAAGCCCGTTCCCGTGCTGTTCTCCAGCGTGATCGTGTAGGGAGATCCGTCATCGAAGTACGCCTCTCCGTTGATGCAGGCCTCGGCATTGTTGCCCGTGTTCATGTCGTACGACGCGTTCGTCGTGAAGAACCTCGGGCGACCGTAGCCTATGGGATAGTCGTTGCCCGCACCGTCAGTGAACCATGGCTGGTTCGGCACATGATCGCGGACCCACCATTGACCTTGCGAGATGACATCAGACGCAGGTGCCGCCACCTCACCCTGCTGAATCGAATCAGCTGTGAGGCGGAAGCGTCCTGCAACGCACTGCAGGTGCACGCCACCTGTATCCCTCCTCAGGCTGTGACTGATTGCATCGCCCAGACGGTAGAAGAACACGCCGCCTGTTGAGTTACTGAGATAGAGACCTGTGCCAGTGTCGATATTGATCGCGGCATCGAAGGAGTAAACTGAACCTGAGGCCCATCCTCCGTTGCGCTGGAAGACCACCGCGTCGTTGGGAGCCATGGTTGTGCTATTGATCTCGATCTGGACGCTGTTACTGTCCGCTGCGTCAAAGACTTCCAGTGATGCTCCGGTGGTGATTGAGACATTCGCGGACGTTGTAACTGAGAGACCGTCAATGCGAGTGTCAAGAGCCGGGTCACCGAACGTGGTCTCCTCAACTGATGTGTCAACGGTATCCCATGTGAACATGACCATGTGATACAGCTCTGCCACGGCAGACCCGAACGTCGTCGGCGGAATCCACCTGAACTCTGCTCCGACAGTGTCTGTTGGGACGACGCCTGTCAGCTCCGTGATTCTTGGGACCAGCGGTCTCGGCGTCCACTCAGCAGTAGCATTTTCAACGACCGCTTGAGGAGGTGTATCGAACCCAGAGATCGTTGTGAACCCACCAGCATTGATGTTCGCTCTGCCGTAGAAAGTGCCGGAGAGTGAGTTTCCAGCCCAGTTGTTTCTTGCGAAGGTGAACAGGCCCCAGTCGCTGTTCGTAGTTGCGACGATGCTGTCAGTCAGCAGCGAAAACTCAGCGCCACTTCCCGGCGAAGTCGGACCAGCACCTGACGTAATCGAGTACTGCGCGAAGCGATTCAGCCGCAGAGCATAGATGCCGCTCGTGAAGATTCGAGCTGTGTTACCTGATGCAGCAACCGCACGAGCCGCAGTCCTGAAAGTTGTAGACGAGATCCCCTGAACGACCGCTGAGAAGACGATGCTCTTGATGTCCGCAGTATCAGCGAACTGATGCATTGCGTATTCGGTGTTGGTAGATCCATCGAATAGACCGAACTGAATCTGTCCGCCTGCCTGCGGCTGGTCGCACTGGAATGTACCGAAGATCAACCAGTCGCTGACGCCATCTCCAATCGTGATGTTAGGCGAAAGGTTGGACCACCCTGTGTCATTCACCGTGACGAACGGAGCTGTAACGCTGCTGAACCAATCGACATTCTCCGTGCCGAACTGGGTCAGGTTGAATGCCATCAATGCAGCATTGTTGACGTAGTGCGTCGCAGTAGCCCCCGCCGAATGCTCAAGGCGAATCTGACCGTGAGTAGCGTTGGCATACTGAATCTGGTTCAGGCCGGTGAACCATGCGCCTTGATTCGATGCAGGTGCACAAGCAGGAGGTTCGATGTCGTCGCGACAGTTACTGAATGGAACGCCAGACTGAGAGGCAATTGCAATGTCTGCCCCATGAATGTTCTCACCACCTGTATTCCCTTGGTGATGCTGAGCAACAGCCATGATGAGGTACTCATCCCCCTCAGTCAGAATAGGGAGAACGGCACCGGGAACATCAACCTCGGTATTGCTGGTCGTGCTGACCTCAGCGACAACCTCAACCGTAGGATGTTCGATGGTTTGAGAAGGGGTTCCTGACGAAGCGATTTCGACGACGGGTCGTGAAGTCGCGCCGGAGTCCACTATGTTCAGACCATAACCGCTGCCCAGTTCGAGGAACTGGCTCGCTATATCCAGCCGTAGTACACCACCCGTGTCTTCCCAGTTCGTACCGTCTACGTTGAAGAAGAGGTCGTACTGAGCCTGCCCAGTCAGATCGACGTCTGTAAGAGCAGCCAGCGTGGAAGCCCCACCTGCGGGAGTAGAGTAGTTGCCCGTTGCATCGAGGAAATCGGTTGCAGCACCACCTGTCGTCAACGTCACGCCATTGACGCTGACGCCTGTAATGGCTGCATCGAGGTTGACGATAGGATCTACCGCAGTTCCCGTGATGTTGATGTTCGTGCCACCCGCAACGGAGTCCACTTGTCCGCCGCTCGGAGGTACTGAGTAGGCTCCCGTCTCGTCGAGATAGTTTGTTGCTACCCCTGCGTTCGTAAGCGTGACTCCGTTGACGCTGACTCCCGTAAGGGCAGCATCGAGATTCACGATGGGGTTGATCGGGTCAGTAGCGTCAACGGTGATGTTCGTGCCGCCTACGACGCTATCTACCTGACCCCCACCAGATGCCGGAGTCGAGTAGTTGCCTGTCCTGTCGAGGTACTCAGTAGCAGCCCCGCCAGTATCGAGCACGACGCCATTGACGGTCATGCCTGAAATCGAGGCAGGCAAGTTGACGATAGGGTTCAGAGGATCCGTGGCATCGACAGTAATGTTGACGCCACCGACGACAGATACGACACCACCACCGATGCCGAGATCCTGAGCAGAAATCTTGCGACTGACTGCGATGCCAGCCTCGAATGTCTGCAGCTCGAAAAACGTATTAACCGTATCAAGCGGCAGTACGGCAGGTGGCAGATCTGAGATTGTGAAGTTAGGCATTAGGTCACGTCATCCTGTAGTACGGTGGCACCTTCGAGCACGCGCAGACTTCCACCTGCATTGACACGAGGGTTACCTCCAACGGTTGCTCGTACGCCGAACAGAGAGATCGGATTCGGGATCGGCCCTCCAGTCGTCAGCGGCTGATCGGGACGGGTGAAACGCAGCGCAATCTTGTCAGCCTGTCGAGGCGGCAAGCGATACGGATCGTACTGATCCATGTCGTCAATGCACACCTTCAGGCCCGGAGAGTTCGGGTCCGAGTAGAGATCGTCGAGCGAGAACTTCTTCTGGCACCGGGCACAAATGCCGATACCGAAAGTAGACTTGCCTGTTGGATCCAAAAAGACTGGCATGCTTACCTCGTATAGGGTGAGATGTTCGGGCGCAGAAATGCATCCGACTCGTCGGTCTCACCACTCCATGCGTCTGCCAAATACCTGTCTGCATCAGTGTCAATCGTCGGCAACTTCGTGAGATCGACTTCCTTGATCTCGCGACTCAGCTGGCGCGCAAGCTCACAGACGATGGCGAGGTACCAGCGATCCGGCACTTCCAGTTCGTCTGTCATGGCACCGACGTCCTGCATCTGTCGCTGTACGAACCCCGTGACCTGCGCGAACGTGAACTGGTACGCAGGTGAGGGCCAGACTTCCAGCTGTGGAATCGTGCGTTGCCGGTCATACCAGAACTGCGTCGGTCGCCCAGTGCTGACCTTGTCGGGCAGGTTGGCGTAGTCGTTCCGGTTGAGCTTGTACATCGGGATCTCTTGCGGCGTGTTCTGGTAGACCAGCTCCAGCACGTCGAGGATCGTCGTTCCAGTGGCACGCAACCGATAGAACGAGTATGCAGTCACACCCTGTACGTCGGCCCAGATCCACTCGCCTGCAACAACAGCAGCGTCCGTCACTGTGATCAGTGGCAGGTACGTGATGCCATCCGTAGAGGCCTCGATCACGTAGCTCCATGTGCCAGACGCATTGGGCAGGATCCCGAACGTCCACATCGCTGTGGGTGTCGTCAGCCCCATGGTGATCGTGCCCAGTGGTAGCGTTTGCGTACACGCTGTCGTGACGTCTCCGTCAAAGGCGTTTCCAGCAACACCCTCGGATGCAGTCGCCGTCCCGGTGACACGGTTCGCAGTACGCAGGTTGATCGTGAACGTGTCCTCGGTGCCTATCGGCAACGGAACAGTCTGCTCACGCTCATAGAGCGGCAGGATGATAGGCACCACATTCCAGAGCTTGATGCCTTTGTTGACCAACGTCTGCGTGAAGAGCCACAGCAGTTCGAGCGCAATCTGGATGTGCTCACCCGTGATTTGCTGCTCGACCATTTTGCAGCGCCGAAACGCGTGGTCGATGATCTGCTGGTTCGTGAAGATCGTCGAACCTACTGTTCCTGATGTAGGCATCAGTACCCTCCACCTCTCACTCTGCTACGCCCACCACGAGGCCTCTGGGCGTGACCTTTCGGACGAGGCGCACGAACGTGCCTGTCCATCACATCTTCAGAGACCTCCTTGGCGACTCTGCGTACGTCTCGTTTCGATACAGAGCCGCCTACGCTTTTTTTATCACGCCACCCTGCGAATAGCAGACCTTGCCGCCTTTCGCCTTGACGTTCTTCGGCATGCCCTTCGCCGATGCGCGACGTGCTGCTTCCGGTTTCTTCATAGGTCGCTTCTTGCTTCTCAGGGTCTGCTTCGCTTTTCTGATCGCAGCGTCGGCAAGTGCACCACCTCCACTTGAGGTTGCAGCGCCCATGTAGCCACCTTCCTTGCACGCCCTGCCGCCCTTCTTGAAACCGGGCTTCAGTCGCTTCGTGCCGCCAGCCTCGATCTCCTGCTGCGTCCGACCACGGCGTGCAGGCTGGACTCCGGGATCGTTCGGGTTCTGTGGCCCGCGTGACATGTTGAACTCGCCGGAGGTGTCTTTGACCTGACCACCGCGAGCGAAGCCCATCTTCTTGCCACTCTTGTAGAGCTTGCTGTGCACTTTGCCGCCTTTCATCTTCGGCACCGTGATGGTGACGTCATCGACAGCGATCTCACGCTCCGGACCCATGAAGCCGCCCATGGCTGCTTTCGTGGTGCCCTTCGCACGTTTGCACGACTTGTTCGGCTTGTTGCGACTGACTGCGCCACCGCGCATGTAACCCTTGACCTGACTCTGACCTGCCGAACCTGTGAAGCCCTGATCCGACGGGAAGTCGAAGTCTTTCACGTACTTCAATCCACCACCGCTACTCATGTCTAACCTCCACTATCTCAATCGCCATACTGCAATGGCGGATGTATTTGCGAATCGCAACGTGCAAGCTGTCGCGTTCGTGGATTCACGACGAATGCCCACTGCGAATTGGTTGCCTTGACCAACACCTGTCACGTGGATCAGATGAAGGCTCGACTCCTGATGCCCTGTGGTGTTTCGGATGTAGCCCGTACTGGCGATAGGACCCTCAACGTTGGGCGTTCCCAGAGGATCCCGGACCATGCGGATCTGCATCGCGTTACGTACACCTGCGCTTGTCAGGTGCAGATTGACCGCAATGCAGATCTCTCCAAAGAAGTCGCACTGGAACACGTTGTCGTTGACGCGAGTGAAGAGATCGCTCTGCTTCGACTCGATGCCGCACACGGGCACAAGCTGGTCAATGAAGTCCGTGTTCCCAGTGTTCAGGTTCGTCGTCGCATCGCTGTTCGAAAAACGAGCGGAGACCTGAACAGGCAGCAACTGCGCATCGCAGTAAGCCAGAACAGCTGGCTTATCGGCTCCTGCAGGAGATCCATCCTGTTGCTGAATGTCCTGCCAGCGGAAGGTGTCCACCTCCTCCCCGTTACGAAGGACCATGATGTTGTCCGTCGCCACAAGATCAGCAAAAGCAAGCTGATCTTGAGAGAACGGACTACCATCGGTGCCTTCAATCGCGACACGTGAGTCCTGCAGCCTTCGATAGATCTTGGGCATTACGCGACCCTGTAGAAGTTCATGGTGGCGTTACCGATGGAGGCAATGACACCTGCAACACCTGCTGCATATTCCAGCGCAAACGTGTGAACGCCTGCCGTCAGCGTGACGACTTGGCGACCAGATGCCTGATGCCTCTGGTCAGTACCTGCTCCCGGAATTGCGTCAGGCTCTCCACCTCCGGCAACGTCCCTCGGACGTTGCCTGTGGAACCCGAACAATGCCGCTGCAGAGTCTTGGTTGATACGCGCCACGAAGTCCGTGTTTGCAGCGTCGTACGCCCAGACGTAGTACCACTCAAGCAGGTAATCGCCTGCCGGTACGTTGGGTGTCGTCAGCGTCAGATGCGTTGCGGG